GTGGGCAATATAACGTGCCCCCTCATCCTTCAACAACGTCTCGCCCTTCGATAGCTCGTGCTGGCAGCGGTGCTTACACATGCCACTTAACCCAGCCCACTGAATGAGGGACTTCCGACACCTAACAATTTAACCGCGTCCCCATAGTTGGCGGACCTGCAGAGCAGGTAAGTGGTATTGTTAATTCCTTAAAGGTGTGTGAAGTATCATCAGGGCTGACAAAGCTGTCGACCCGCGACGGTCCTTTCGGACCGCGAGACGCCAAGAGATCGATGTGAATTAGCCATCAACCTGTGGGATACAGCAAAGCTGTTCCCTAATGGCACGCATCTCTCTTATAGATATGTAATCGTCAGGAACGAATTGCATATCTATCTCCTTTCTTCCGTACGCATAGCCGTCAAATTTCAACGACTTTAGCTTAGAAACATAGCTAAGCCGAGACCAAGGCTTCACAACCTTGTATGCGTACGTCCTGCGTACCTCACCCACGCTAGGTGAAAATACGTCTCTCTTCCTGCCACCATCTCGACCGTGTGACCACTGCCAGGCAGTAAAAGCCATCCGTTCGTCGGGATCTAGGTCTCTACGTAAACCTAGAATCTCATCACTCCTAATCTCGGAAGGGGCAAGCGGCAAAGGTGTATAACACCTATGCCACATCTCCCTAGTCCTGCAAAACGCAGGATACGACCGAGGATGGAGCATGAGTTGGTGAGGCAGGAAACCCCATTTCTTACCGATTCGAGAGCGGACAAACGCATCTGTCCACTCGCGGGATCCGCGTACTGCGCTCGCAGCATGCAACATCCCTTTAAAATCGGTCTGAAAACCTCCTCTCCTCAAGTGGCGAACCTCTCGCCACTTACCACCTCCACTCAGAAATGCCGTTGAGTTGACCTCAGCGACAACTTCGCTTCGTATCGTCTTTTTGTCATTAAGCCTCCAACCAGGAGGATAAGACTCAGGCGAAACGTAAGCATCTGAGCTTACCAAGCAATCATCACCGTTGACCAAATACGAAGCCGTACGGCCTCGCATAGCCCAGCGAGCTGCAAGGTAAGACTGCAGACAGAGTAGAGGAAAGGAAAGGTAGGCCCCCATCATCTGTCCGTGGGTCACTTCGCCCTCGATCACACCGTTCACCGTTACTAGCGGCCTGAGGGACAAGTGAGCAAGCTCACGAATACCACCAGGAACGCGTTCACACTTACTGAGCAGTGAAGCGAGGATGGCCTCTGTGGACTCGAGGGACAAGTTATCAGTAGCACTGACTAAGTCAATACTGGTCTGATACTTGTACCTACAGACAGATGATATCTTCTTTGACGTCGGCGGTCCGACAAGGCACCAGGACATCCTGGAAAGATGCTTATAAAGCATCTTGTGCAAAGGAGCGAGGTAATCTATGGCTTCATCATAAATGATGAGAGGCCTGACTTTCCCCGCACTAAGCACCTCCTTATACCGCGCTTGGAACGGTATCCCCGTGACAACGGGACCGCTCAAGCATTGACCGACGTAGGATTTCCATTTGCCCATCCAGGCATGATCGGCTCTCTGTTCAGAGAACCTAGCCGTGGCATTGGGGACATGAGAATACACAAATTTCTCATAGTCACGATCCCATCCAAATGGAAACATCCTGCGTACCTCTCTACGTAAGAACGAGAGGTACTCCGAAGAAGAAGGGGGAGGGTTAGAAAACGCCGATGCTTTCCATGCATCGGCGCAGGAAGGGGTGTGGAAACGACAGCCTGAGGGCAGGTTGCGCTTAATTGATGCGACAGAGTGAGCAAACTCCCATCGCATTCGTTTCCCCATCCTCGACAAAGTCAGAAACCCTGAAGCATCCCGCACGACGCCTTGACGGCGTGGGAAAGCTACAGAGGCCCTCTTCTGACCCTGAAGTAGAAGAAAAGAGAGATAGCGATTTAAATCAGACGGCTCAAGATCCGGGCATTCACCATAGGGTAACCTAAAGCGAATCCGAATAAGTCTTAAGCCGTTGACAACGGTCTCTCTTGTGTCTAGCACTGCCTTGCGGCAGCTACGACACGTTTGAGCCTCGGAACCACAGGTGGGTTTATCCGAGGCGGCGGTGCACGTGACTTTTGATCGTGTGCCAGACATCTGAAAGGTAAAGCTGCGAAGCTGCCTGGTTCAGATGGGATCCTTTAACGG